GGGTCACGCACCACGCACGAGTCACGCATCATCGACTCGGCCTCGGCGCGCATCCCTGGCAACGCGCCGGCAATGGCCGCGCCGAGGCTCACCACGACGACACCGACACGTCAGGCTCGAAGTAGGGGGTCACCGTGAACGCGCCGCCGCCCGTCGTCGAGCCAGACGGCGTGAGCAGGTCCCACCACTCCGGCAGGATCGTCACCTGACCCGCAGACGGCTCGTACCGGCGAACCACACGCCCGTCATCGACAGCGACCTCAACCTGCGTCGCCGCGTCAGGTCGCACCGCACGGGCTGCGACAGCCTCCCGGACGACATAGTCCACGACCGCCTCATCAAGACTGCCCGTGTAGCCGTTCTTCGCAGCCCAGATGGTGATGCGCAGTAGTGCATCACCGATCCACATGTCCCACTGCTCGATCGGGAGGGGGTCAGGACAGGAGGCGCCGAGAGTCGTCGCCACATCCGTTGGAGTGACAGCCATGACGACGCCTCCCGTCCCTCGACCTAGTCGGACTCAGCGACGAAGCCGATCGACCGAAGATGGTCAATCGACTCCTGCGTGAACCGGTCGGTGATGATGTCGCCCTTCACGAGCTGAACGACCTCGCCGTCCTTCGCGGTCGCGTAAGCGAACACGCTGACGACCCGGAGCGGCACCGTGGAGTCCGCGGGGGCGGCCTCCACGGGTGCCTTCCGAGCAGCCATCAGATGACGGTCGTGATCTTGTAGCCCGCGAGGGGGTCGGTGACCGCAGCCGCGAAGGTCGTCCGCGCACGCAGACGCCAGGCGTCGTTCTCCTCGAGCCGGATCGTCTTGGACTCGACCAGGTCACCGGCGGCGAGGTACCCGCCACCGAGCGACTCCTTGGCGATGAAGCCGAGGCTGGCCGTGTCGAGAACCCACGCGAGGGTGCCGTCGCCGCCGGGCATGTTCGCCGCCGGGACGTGGACGACGTCCAGGCCAGCGAGGTTCTGGAACCGCCCGGTGTAGACCGGGTTGTTCAGGTTCTCGCGGGCCATGAGCGCAGCCAGGCCGGAGTCAGCGGCCAGGTACGCCCAGACGGTGTCGGAGATGAGCAGGACATCAGCCTGGTAGCCGAGGTTCTGCCCGGCGATGACAGCCTGGCCCTTCATCACGTCGAGCAGGATCTTCGGCGCAGTGCCGGAGCCGTCCCACTTCGACGTGGCCGCACCGTTGGTCGTGACCGCCGACGCGATGGCTGCGCCGCACGCCTGGTCGATGACCAGGCCCGTGGAGTTGGCCAGCTTCGCCAGTCCCCGGTTCACCGGGTCCATGTTGCGGCGCTTGATGTCCTCGTCGGTGACGATCGAGTCCTTGCCGTACTTGGCGACCTTGGCGACAGCCGGGGTGCCGGCCCCGGTCGTGGTGAGGGTGTACTCCCCACCGGGGGCGACGACCTCGGGGGCCGCGTCAGCGAAGATCGACTCGCCAGCGGTCTCGTAGCCGACGGCGCCGCCGACAGCGTCGGCGCGACCCCGGAGGAGGCCGTTGCCGACATAGCGGAGGTCAGCGAGGCTCCGCAGCCGACGGGCCACGAAGCCTGGCTTGCTGAGGAAGTAGCTCGCGGTGACGTTCGTCCCGGAGACGGAGACGGTGGCAGGCGGGTAGGAGCTCATGTCAGGTCATCCCCTCTCAGCGGGCGAACTGGACGCGGACGGCCTGGCTGGCGCCAGTCGTGGTGGACAGGGCGATGCCGATCTGCACGCCCGCGGCTGGGGCCGCGTTGGTGGCGACATTCCCGGAGGCCGCTGCGGCGACGAGGTCGCCCGCGGTGATGACGCCGGCCGAAGTGCAGTTCTGCACTCCGCCCGCGTAGACGGTGACGTAGTCGTTGATGGCCGCGTCGAAACCGGCGACACCGACGACCTTGGTCGAGTTGGCGCCGGCAGGGCCAACGGTGCCAGCACCGGTGACCTCGACGACCTGACCGCCGGTGATGGCCGCGCTCGCCTTGAGCGTGATGGCCTGCCCCGGCTTGAAGATGGGAAGGTACTCAGCCACGAGGGCTCCTCCTAATGCTTCGGGGTGGATGGGAAGAACGCCTCGTACTCCGCGTCGTCCTGCGACAGGGCGGGGGCCTGGTTGACCTGCGCCGGGTCGGGTGCGGGGGTACGGGGCGGTATTGCAGCGGGGACCTTGAGCCGCTCGGCGAGACGGGTCATAGCCGCCTCGTCGGTCGCGTTGTGCAGGAACTCGACGTCGGCGTCGTCGGTGATCCCGTGGCGTCGCGCCACACGATCGACGAGGCTGTCGCGCTGCATCTGGGCGACCTGCTGCTGCAGGGCCGACACGATGTCGGTCCCCTCGACCCTCTTGTCACCGAAGATGCCCTTGAGTGCGTCCATCTGGTCCTTGAGGGGCTTGAGCTCGCGCTCGAGCGCCTCACGGGCCTGTCGCTCGGCCTGCAGTGCCTTGATCCCCGGTTCACCGAGAGTGTCGGAGGCTTCGCGCTTCTCGACCTTCTGAGGGGCGGGGGCGGCGTCTGCGGGCTTCGCCTGGGCCTCCGGCTGGGCCGGAGTCTGGACTGCGCCGTTGGCGCTGGTGGTGAAGGTGACGGGCTGGTTGGACATCGTGACCTCGAATCGCTCGGGGTTGTCCCGCCTCGGAAGTCGCTCCGGGTCGGGGTGGTCTAGAGGAGGTAGCCGTGTGCGCGTAGGAGCGCGATGGCTTCCTCGTGGGTGGAGGCGAGTCGGTACACGCCCTCAGGGGTGAGCCGACGCGCCCTCTGCTTGCTGGCCGCACCGAGGCGTCCCCCCGCAATGCCGCGCCTGGTCGCGCCCTCCGTGGTGGTCATGCCATCTGCGGAACGCGCTGGCGTGTGGATGCCCTCGCGCGAGGTGTAGACGCGGTGCGAGTTGATGACCTGGTTCATGTCGGCGCCGTCAGCGATGGCCTTCCGCTGCGCCTTCGTCAGGTCGCGGACGTCCTTCGCCTCGATCGCCTCGACGAGATCACCCTGCGGATGCTCACCGGTCGGGACAGCACGGCACTGACATCCGGGGTGCCGCGGGAATGCGATGCTCCGCGAGGACTTGCCTGCCAGGACCGCGCACCGTTGGCAGCATCCTGGGTGGACCATCCGCACGTACCCGACCCCGGGGCGCGCCGCGATTCCGACTCCGGTAGCCGCCCGGCCCGCGTCAGCGACCTGTGTCACCGTCGCCATGTCCAGCCACGACCGGCCCGCGGCGAGACGGTCACCCAACGACTCGGCCGGGGCAGTCCTAGCCCGCACCACCGCGCCATACAGGACCGCGCCGAGATCCCCGAGCGTCTGCCCGTCCACGCTGTACGCCCCGACCAGCCGCGACACGTTCACCGCCGCGACCGGCTCCACCGTGACCCGCTGCTCCTCGAGCGCCTGCCCGACGTATGCCGCGCCATCACGCGCCGCACCGACCTGCGCCGCCGTCATCAACGTCACGATCCGAGGACCCACACGAGCCCACCCGGCATCAAAGTCGGCGCCGATGCTGTCCCACTCACGCCGGACAGCCGAAGCCGTCACCGCGACAAGCCGCTGCTGCGCCCGGTAGTGCTCAACCGCCGGCCGGAGCATTACCGGTCCCTGCCGCGAGGTTCCGCGTCGCCGCCACGATCGGGTCAGTCGACGTCTCCGACGCGAACATGCCCGCCATGTCTGCACGCTGAACAGGCGAGTAGCCCATGTCCACCCACGCCTGCTCGCGCGGGATGATCCCAGCCGAGTACAACTTCACCGTCGCGTCCGCCTTCTGGGACACAGTCGGGGTTGAGGCCTCACGCCACACCGTCTCCAGCCGGGCCGCGTTCGGCTCGAGCGAGCCGCGCTGGAACAGCATGACGAGGCGCATGACCTCTTCCCACGAGTCACCGAACGACGTCTGCCGACGCTCGACCCGCTTCACCAGGCGAGATTCGGCGGCCCGCAGCGCGTCGGCGCTCGGCGGGTTGACGCTGTCGAACGCGAGGTAGTCGATCGGCAGAGCAGCCATCTGCGCGACGAGGCGTGCGAGGAGCTTGATCGTGTCGTGGAAGTTCCGCAGGTCAGACTCCGGGAACTGCCCGACCTTCACGTCTGCGTTCTCGTTCGCCCACAGCCGGCCCTTGATCGACGACCAGGCCGCCTTCGGGGACCCGTCCGACCCGACGAAGTCGCTGCGCTTGAGGCCGAACACCCACCGGCGGGGCATCGCGTGGTACTCGCCAGACACCATCATGTCCGTCGCCATCTTGTTGGCGGCGTCAGCGATCGGGATGACCGACGCGAACTCACTCCGGCCATCCCGGTACTTGATTCGCGGCCGGTTGATCAGAGGCACCAACGGGACACGGTCCAGACCATGGTCGTCCTTGCTGGTCACCCGCCAAGTGCCCCGGTCCAGGGTCACGGTGCGTGTGGTCCCCGGAACGTACAGGCTCGCCCACTGCGAACCGTCCGACTCGGCCCAACGCTTCAACGCCGACGTGACAGCACCCGTAGCCGGGGACCTGATCCACGAGCAGTCCATCGCCGACTCAACCGTGATGACCGGCAGGTCCGTGTCGTCTCCGGCCCCAACGATGACGGCGGCCTTCGTCAGGCCCAGCGCGTCGGTGTGCCCCATGACCGACCGCTCGTCCATGTTGTTGGCCTGCCAGACACCCCACAGCGCATCGTTCCCCGACGTCTCGCCAGGGAACCGGAAGCCCTCGACGTCCAGCCGGTCCCCGTGAGCCTCCACGACCAGCTCGGGGAAGTTCAGGACTAGGTCAGTGATGGCGTCGCCGAATTCCTTGCGCATCGCGTCGGACATGTAGGAGATCTCCTGCTGCCCACGCATGTACTTGTCGAGCTTCGTAAGCTCTGCCGCCCACCCACCGCGTACCTGCTCCAGGTCGGAGACTGCCTTCGTCAACTGCGGGTCTTCGATGACGGGGGAGAACGCGGGAACTGACACCCTGACCCCCCTCAGTCGAAGACGTACATGGTCGATTCGGCGTGTTCAGTCCAGCCGGACGCGAGGGCGTCCGCTCGGGCCTCGTAGGCGATGGCGTCAGCCATGAGGACGTCGATCCTCTGGTGCTCGGACGGCTTCCCGAGGATGAACTTGTCGCCCGGCTTCGCGACCTTCCGCGCCGCGAGCGCGTGGCTCCGGTACGTCGGGTCGTCGTCGTGGGTGGTCAGCAGTTCGGCCATGTCCTCGCGGTACCGGACCAGCGCCGGGAACATGCGCGTGATGGAGTTGGTCGGGAACTGCACGACCACGTCCTCGCCGTGCTCGCTAGCCCACGCGTCGATCTGCGTCTCGAAGTGACGAGGGTCGGCGTACATGCGGGCAACCCGGTACCGGGTGAACATGTCGGCCACGGCAGCGTTGACCTCACCGCGCGGGATGCGCCCCTCGGGCCACTCGTCAGGCCGCCACACGGTCGGACGCGAGTCCGGGCCATACGTCGGGGTGAACCGGTGCCCGTCCATGGTGACCGCACGCAGCGCCGTCCAGTCACCCGACCGCGACCCGTCGAACCCCAGGCAGACAGGGGCACCGACCGGGACCTCGATGCTGACCTTCGTGCCATCCAGGAGCGCCTCGGTCAGGTACGCGCCGAGGCCCTGCACGAGCCGGTTTCCATAGAACCTTTCGGCCTGAGTCGGGTCGGTCTCGACCAGTTCGGCAGCCTCAGCGTCGATCGACGCCGGGTCCACCCACGGCGAGTCGGCGTAGACGATCCGGTGAATCTTCGCCCGGTCCCGCTTGTTGGCGTAGGAGAGGTCGGCCGGCGGCTTCCGGTAGTACCGATAGATGTCCGGCCGGCGCGACTCGAACGCCTGCTGCGCCGCCGAGTTCTCCATCGGGTCCCACGGGTTCGTGAGCTCGATGGTGCGACCCTGCATTGCCGCGATGCCGCGCCGCATCGTCTGCCACGTGTCCAGGACCCTGTTCTGCGCCGTATACAGGCCCGACTCGTCTGCGAGGCCACCCGTGAGCGGCTGACCAAGTTTCGACTTCGCCGCAGACGACAGGGGGACGATCTTGCCTCGGTTCGGTAGGCGGATGAAGCCCTCGCGGACAAAGACGAAGGATGACAGCGCCTCCGAGGAGTGGATCATCGTCTGCAGCGGCTCGTAGACGTTGCTGGTCTGGGACTCAGCGAAGGCGAGCAGCCCGAGCAGAGACTTCCGGCGCGGTATCCCCATTGCCTCGCCCACCTCGTAGGCGTAAGCGAAGTCGCACGGGCAGCCATGGTCGACGCAGCGGTAGACCTCGCCACCCTTGGCCCAGCCCGCGAACAACGCTGGCCCGACACCCTCGAACAGCAGCCAGCCAGCGCCCCACGGGCTCTTGCCCGACTTCTGCGGACCGACGACCACCGATCGGCGGATGGGGAACGGGGCCAGCAGGCGACGCGGGTCTGCGACCGCCTTGGGGTTGATCCGATAGTGGTTGACGGTCACCTCGACCTGCCAGCCACGGAACGTCAGCGGCTCACCCTCATATACGCCACCGGGCACACGGCAGTGCGCCTCGATCCAATCCGTCGCCAGGAAGCCGAGGGTATGCAGCGGATCGAAGTCGATCCGAAGCTCGTCAGCCACTTCCCTGGACGATCTTCATGCGAGCTCGCGACGACTTCGGGGCGACCGGATCGGGATCAGCGTCCGCGCGCTTCGCCGCGACCTCATCCTTCGCGATCGCCCAGCCGTTCTCCTTGAGCCCGGCTGGCGTCAAGCCGACCTGGTCAGCGAACCGGTGCAGCGACCCCTTATCGGCAGCAGTCGCCTCAGACGACTCGCACAGCACATACGTCCGAACCCACATCGCGATCGTGTGCAGCCGCCACGACTCCGACGGTTGAGCCCACGCCCACGCCTGCGGAGTCCGCCACGCCCAGGACCACAGTTCGGCCTCGCGCTCGGCTACTTGCGCCGTGCATGCCTCGTCGTCCTCACGCACCTTCTTGCCGTCCTCAAACCAGGAGTGCCAGACGACGCGTGTCGGCAACGGGAAGTCCGGAATGGGACCGTCATACCCGTGCGCAGGCAGAGAGGTCAGCGACAGCCCGCGACGATCCGACCGGCCGGACAGCGGGTCAGGCTGCGGACCAGACCGATTGCGGGCGCCACCACGAGCCATAGCGATCACTCCTCAGCGGCCTCGCGCCGCGTCGGTCAACGCATAGCCTCGCGCCATGCGTCAGGTGAGATACCTAGGACATCTGAACCCGCCGCACCTTTTTCGGTCC